ATACTGAACAAGCATGATTTTATTCCAAAAAATTAAGTGGAAGAATTTTCTATCCACTGGAGCACACTTTACTGAGATTGATTTCACCAAGTCTAATAACACTTTGATTATTGGACATAATGGTGCAGGCAAGTCTACAATTTTGGATGCATTATGTTTTGGTTTATTTGGTAAACCTTTCCGTAAAATTAACAAACCACAATTACTCAACTCTGTCAATGGTAAAGAGGCAGTCGTTGAAGTTCATTTCAATATTGGCCAAAAGAAGTATAAGGTCATTCGTGGCATTAAACCAAATGTATTTGAAATTTATCTGAATGATGTATTGTTGAACCAAGATGCAGCTGCAAAAGACTATCAAGAGATACTAGAGAATAATATTCTCAAACTAAATTACAAGTCCTTTACGCAGGTTGTCATTCTTGGTTCAGCATCATTTGTTCCGTTCATGCAGTTATCGGCATCTGACCGTAGAGCAATCATTGAAGACCTACTAGACATTCAAATCTTTTCCTCAATGAACAATGTTATCAAGGAGAAGAACTCGGCCATCAAAGAAGAATTGAATAAAGCCAAGTATGCAATTTCTCTTACCGAAGAAAAGATAACTCTACAAAAACAAAACATCGAAGAACATAAAAAGAACCATGATGCAGAAATTAAACGCAAACTGGACGAAATTGAAAAATCAAAAACTCAAATGAGTACATTGCAAAGTGATATTCAGTTGATTAATAAACATATTGCGGTATTACAGAATAAGGTTGGTGATAAGAAAGAGAAGTTGGATAAAAAATCCAAGAGTTTGTTTCAAATCAAAGGTAAAGTGCAAACTAATATTGACCGAAACCAAAAGGAGATTGACTTCTATGAAAACAACCACGATTGTCCAACTTGCAAACAGTCTATCACACCTGAGTGGAAATATTCTCAAGTACAAGAAAAGTCAGAGAAAATCACTACACAAAAAACTGGATTGGTTGAGATTGAACAGGAACTAACCAAAGTAACTGCCGAAATCAAATCAATAACAGATATACTTTCACATATCAGTGAACACAATGGTGAAGTTATTAAACATACTTCTACTATATCCGCAATCAATAATTACATCTCTAAGTTGAATACTGAGATTGATGAGTTGACTAAGAAACAAACTAACACAGAAGGTAGTGACCAAAAGTTGACTGAACTGAACGCTGCATTGGAAGAACACCGTAAATCCTATGAAGCCAGTTTGACAGAAAAACATTACCATGAATTTGCAGGTACCTTGTTGAAAGATGGCGGCATTAAGACACGTATCATTAAACAATATTTGCCAATTATGAACAAGTTGATTAACAAGTACTTGAAAGCCATGGACTTCTTTGTTAACTTTAACATCAACGAAAACTTTGAAGAAACAATTAAGAGTAGACACCGTGATGACTTCTCTTATGCCAATTTTTCGGAAGGTGAAAAGATGCGTATTGATTTGGCACTATTGTTTACTTGGCGACAGATTGCCAAACTAAAGAATAGTACGAATACAAATTTGTTGATACTTGATGAAGTGTTTGATTCTAGCCTTGATACCGTGGGTACTGAAGAATTTCTGAAGTTGATACAAGAAATGGGTGCAGATACGAACGTGTTTGTTATCTCACATAAAGGCGACCAACTGTTCGATAAGTTCCGTTCGGTTATTAAATTTGAAAAGAAAAATAATTTTTCAAGGATTGCAAAATGAATACAGAAGATATTGTCTTATATAACACAGAAGAAACGATTAAGGTTGCACAGACAGCCGAAAAGGTTGAAACGTTTGACTTGGTACCGCCAGACCATCCAGCACTTTACAAAGTATTACCAGAGTTTGATTTTGAAAATGCACCAATCAATCCAAATAGTTTTGCATCTACATTGGTGGAGACTTGCAGAAAACATAATGGCATTGGATTATCTGCCAATCAATGTGGTTTTGAGTATCGTGTTTTTGTTATGGGTGCCGGTGAAGAATATGTGGCATACTTTAATCCAAAAATCCTCTCATCAAGTGGTGAAAAACATATGGAAGAAGGATGCCTTTCATTCCCTTTCCTAAATCTCCGTATCACCAGACCAGAACAAGTCGAGGTTGAGTACCAGGATTTCACAGGCGAGAAACGTACCAAAACTTTTAGTGGTATATCTGCAAGATGTTTTCTCCATGAGCTTGACCACATGAACGGAATAGTGTATACTAGCCGTGTAAAACCTCTTGCGTTACAATTTGGTTTGAAGAAACTGGAAAAGATTAGACGCAAGTATTTCAACCCTAAAAAAATGAATCAACTCGCACAAAGAACTTAATGGCCACACCTATAGATTATGTTGATGCTCAGTGGGAGAAATGGCAGGTACTAAATGAACCTGAACGTTTTGAACATATTGATACCGAGCAGTTGAAAGAAATACTGATTAAGGACCTCACGTATGCCTCTCAAATGGATGTACGTGAGTATACTTTATATCAAAAGTGGTTAGAAGTGCATGAGAAATATCCAACCAGAACAATCAGTACACTCTTTGATGAAGAAGTGCAATTGGTAGATGTTACACAAAAGAAACTGGTTGAGAAAGTCAAAAAGAACTTTTGGATGCCAGAAGGTCCAGATGACTATGAAAAATTAAAGCCAAGATTGGTCTTATCTAACGGACCTTTGGCTGAAACGTGGAATACTGTACGTACATTTTCTTCTACGATGAAGAATAACTCTAACATTGGCCGCAATCTTTATTACACTGTGGTTGATGAAAACACCGACAAGTATCTTGGTGTTATCTGTATATCATCCGACTTCTTGGACTTGACTCCAAGAGATACCGCAATTGGTTGGCCACGTGATGTTAAGACACAACAAGGCATGATTAACCACACAGCAATCGGTTCTACAATCGTTCCACTACAACCACTTGGTTTCAATTATATGGGTGGTAAATTGTTGGCATTGTTGTGTCTTGCTGATACCGTACAGAATGATTGGAAAAGACAATATGGAGACGTTCTTGTTGGAGTTACAACTACTTCCCTTTATGGCAACACTAAGTCCAATGGTCTATCTCAGTATGATGGTCTTGAACATTGGAACAAAATGGGTTTCTCTAGTGGTTCGGTTGCTTTTGAACCGTCCAGAAAAACCAGAGCAATGATTTATGATTGGGTAAAAGAGAATCACACACGTAAATATTTTGAGTGGTGGGAAGCCAAGAATCAAAAAGGTTTGCCACTTAAACGTGACCACAAGAACCGCACATTAAATTTTGCATATGGCAAGTTGGGTATTCCAAAAGAACTTATCCGTACCGAACATCAGAGAGGCATCTATTTTTCACCTCTCTATAACAACACCAATGAATATCTTAGAAAAGAAATTGGTGATGAACAACTGGTCAAATCATTTGATACCAGTGAAGAAACCTTGACGCAAATTTGGAAAACCAAATATGCCAAAGGTCGTATATCAATGTTGAAGAAAAAGAATAATGTATCTTATGAATCATTGTTCTATGATGACTTGATATACCTGTCTTGGGAAGAAACCAAGGCAAAGTATCTGCCGCAAGTTGGCAGATAAAAAAGTATACCGCCAATATACTTGACACACACACTAAGTAATAGTATAATGTGAATACTTGCGAAATGCAAGACTTTTGTTTTTAACTTTGTCATTAGGAGATTATTATGACTACCAAAATTTCTGCGAAAGAAAAAATCCTCAATTATTTGAGCAAGACTGAGGGTTACAACACCCTTTCCACAGCACAAGCACGTGCTCGTTTCGGAATCCAAAATGTTTCCGCACGTATTGATGAGTTGCGCCAAGAAGGCCACTGCATCTACACCAACACCAAAACACGTGGTGATGGTTCTAAGGTATCTGTATACCGTTTGGGTACACCAACTAAAGCAATGGTTCGTACCGCACTTAAAGCTGGTTACAGCTTCAGCGCTTAATTATTAAGCTAATAGGGATCCGGCATGGATCCCTATTTTTGTTTTGGAGAGAAAATGGAAATTTCAATTAAAAAAGAAGAACTTCAGAAGAAAAGCATTTTCGTTGCTACACCTATGTACGGCGGCATGAATCATGGACTTTATGCCAAGGCATGTCTTGATTTACAAGCACTCTGTATGCAATATGGTGTTACAGTGAAATTCTCATTTCTTTTCAATGAGTCTTTAATTACACGTGCTAGAAATTATCTTGTTGATGAATTCTTGCATCGTTCAGATTGTACACACATGTTGTTTATTGATGCTGATATTCACTTCAATCCACAAGATGTTATTGCCTTGTTGGCCTTAGACAAGGATGTTATTGGTGGTCCTTATCCTAAGAAAGCGATTAAGTGGTCATCAGTTAAGAAAGCATTGGCTAAAAATCCAGATATGGAAGCAAGTGCTTTAGATAAAGTTACTGGTGATTATGTTTTCAATCCAGTAAGAGGCACAGATAAATTTAGTGTTGCCGATCCACTTGAAGTGTTGGAAATCGGTACCGGTTTTATGATGGTTAAACGTGAAGTTTTCCCTAAGTTTGCAGAAGCATTCCCACACCTACGTTACAAACCAGACCACGTTGGCCAAGCCAACTTTGATGGTTCACGTTACATTCATGCGTTCTTTGATACGTTGATTGACACCAAAGATTCTCCAACAGGCGGCGGTTCAGACCGTTACTTGTCAGAAGATTACATGTTCTGTCAACTGTGGCGCAAGATTGGTGGTTCTATTTGGTTGTGTCCTTGGATGCGAGCAGACCATATCGGCACCTATCACTTCAAAGGTGATATGCCAGCAGTAGCAAATTACGTTGGAGAAATGTAATGATTGTTGGTTTACTTGGATTCATTGGTTCAGGTAAAGGCACTGCCGGTGACATTCTTAAAGACCTTGGCTTTACTCCTGTGAGTTTTGCCAAAGGTGTTAAAGATGTTGCCGCAGAAATGTTTGGTTGGCCACGACACCTATTAGAAGGTGATACTGAACAGTCCAGACAATGGCGTGAACAACCAGATAAATTCTGGTCAGAAGAATTTGGTCGTGAGTTTACACCAAGACTCGCACTACAATTAATGGGTACAGAAGTTGGTCGTGAAGTTTTTCACTCTGATTTTTGGATCATCAAATTGAAAAATTATATACAAAAAAATCCAAATCAAGATTATGTTATTACTGATGTACGTTTTCAAAATGAAATTGAATTCGTTCATCAGAACAAAGGCATTCTCATAGAGATACAACGTGGTACTACACCACATTGGTATGAGATTGCATCCAAGGCCAATCGTGGTGACTGGAAAGCGGAAGAATTTATGTTGAAGCAATCTGGTGTACATGAATCTGAATGGCGTTGGATTGGTGGTTACGTTGACCATCACATTGACAACCAAGGTTCTTTGGAAGAATTAAAAAACAAATTGATTAAATGCTTGACAACCTCTTATGGTCCAGGTATAATGAGTGAATTGAAACAAGGAGTATCGTAATGAAATTATCTAATGAGACCTTAACAGTTCTTAAAAACTTTGCCAACATTAATCCTGGCATTGAGTTTAAGACTGGTAAGAAATTGACAACTATTTCCGCAACAAAGACTGTTTTGGCAAAGGCAGGTATCAAAGATGACTTTCCACAGGATTTCTGCATCTATGATTTGAACCAGTTTTTGTCTGTACAATCTCTGTACAAAGATGGTGAAATTGATTTTGATGACAAACATGTTATCTTCAAAGTTGGTCGTAAGAAACTAAACTATCGCAAGACTGCAAAGAGCATGATTGTAACACCACCAGATAAAGAATTAACATTGCCTTCTGTTGATGTGTCATTCACATTGAAAGAAGAAGAACTTGCTTCTATCCTAAAGACTGCAAGTATCCTACAATCACCAAACATTGCTATCATGTCTGATGGTGAAAAGATTTCTATCACAACCTGTGATGCAAAAGATAACTCTGCACATACCGATTCAACAGAAATTGCTGATGGTAACGGCAAGAAGTTTAAGGCTTTGTTTTTGACAGAGAACTTTAAAATGATTTCTGGTTCTTATGAAGTACAAATTTCATCTAAAGGTTTGTCATACTTCAAGAACACTAAAGAAGATATGGAATACTGGATCGCCATAGAAGCCAAAGAATCTGACTTGTCGTTCGGAGAATAATATGACTAAAGTAAATACACTGTTTGGTTCTTTTGATGAAGACCAATTGAAAAAACTTAAAGGTTATGTTGATGAAATGGTTCTACACATGAACCGAAATCAATCAAACAACGATGCAATGAAAGATATTGTAGATATTGCCAATGAAGAATTAAAAGTGCCTAAGAAGATTATCAAACGCATGGCAAAGACACAATTCAAAAATTCATTTCAAACTGAAGTGGCAGAATCAAAAGAATTTGAAGCCTTGTTTGAAAGCATGAATGGAGTTAAATGATGGGTGAAATTAGAACATGGACAGACCGAAATGAATATGTTGCTGTTTTGGAAAAAGAAATTCAAGTTTTAAAAACTCGTTATAATCCAAATGAAGAAGGTACTGGTCACTTCAACACAACAATTTCTGTTTTAGAAAAACGTGTTGAAGAAATCAAACAAGAGTTGAACTGGCCATTTCCAGATGCAACAAACTGAAATACCATTCTTTTATCCTCTAACGGAACAAACTTCGTTGGACTTGGATTTTACTCCAAGTGAACAATGGATTGCAGAATGGAGAAACAAACAATGGAGTCCTGTCACTAGTGGCAGTTACTTAATTACTAATGGTGGTGTTGGTATTGGAACAATCGCAGCATCATGGTCACAACCAACAACCGAGTTTGTTATAAGACCTAGTGAAAAGAATGTTGGTAAGTGGGAAATCACAAGCGGAATGTTTGTGTATAGACCCACTAAGCCAAATACAGTCGTAAGATTTTTTGCCAAGTTACTGCTTGGCTTTAAATGGCACGATGAAATTCAATCGTAAAAAATTGGATGTATAAACGAGATATTGATTTATCTCATTTTTTAAACTTTATTGATTTTAAAGGAAAATAAAATGCAATTTAACGAAGCAGCCGGACGCTTGGCGTCATTAAACTATACTGTACACGATTTACAAAAACTTTTAGAAATAGGTAAATCTGTGGACAATTTGAAAAAAACAACCTTAGATAAAATTCAACTACCAAAACAGTATGATAGTTCAAACAATAATCTTGTTAAACTAGAAGAATTGAAAGTTGATATTGCATATCAACGTAAGATGAGGTTAAAAAAACTTGTAGACAAATTGAAAAAAGAAGGCGGTTTCAACAAAGAAACTGCCGGACATATGGATATTGC